TACCACCAGGGGCAACACCATGAAGCGCAACACCTTCCACGCGGCACTGATCGCACTCACCGCCACCGCGCTGCTGGCCGCCGGCGGCATGGCAGTGGTCGCGAACCTGCAATACGACGACACCCAGCCCGCCGGCCACGACCTGTTCGCCATCGAGACGCCGACCCAGCGCATCGAGGTCGAGGGCAGTCAGGCCGCCATGGACGAACACAGCCCGGAGATCCTCGGGCGGATCGAATCCGTCGACCCGGCACTGATCCGCCCAGGCATTGCGCTGTGGGCGGCACCCCGCGGTGATGATCCCGTGCTGATCGGGCACGTGGTATCAGTCGAACCGCGCACGACCGCGCTGTAACCACCCACCACCGGAGAAAGCCACCATGCAACGCAAGACCCAAGGCGCCACCCTGAACATTGCACTCCTCGCCGCGCTGGGCGTGCTTGTGACCATCACGCGCGACGGCAAGGAAACGCCGCTGCTCGAAGGGAACGAGGACGGCCACAACCTGCGGCCGGGCGACACCGTCCAGATCACCGTGGCGGCAAACGAGCAGTGGGAAGCCGCCCAGGCGCGCAACGCCGAAGCCGCCCGCCTGGCTGCCGAGCAAACCGACGACGTCGACCATCGCCAGGCCAAGGCCGCGGCCGCCGCTGCAGGCGCTGCTGCCGATGCCCGCGCGTTCGGTGCCGAGGCTGGCGGCCCGCTGCCCGGTGCCGACCAGGAACTGCCGAAGGCCGACGCCAACGCAGGCCAGGGCACCGTGACCGCCGACAAGGGCGCCACCCGCGAGCGCAGCACCGGCAAGGCTGCGACGTGACCCTGCGCGCCGCATACATCGCGGCGCTGGCCGTGGGCGCCCTACTGCTGGGCGCCCATTGGTTCTATCCGCCGGCGATCCCCCAGATCCTGCTGGCGGCCACGGTCGCGGCGATCAGCTACGCCACCAGGCCGAAGCCGTTCGCCGATTACCTGAAAGACCGCACCACCCCCCGCGGCCGGTTCGAGGCCTGACGTGCGAACACAGCAACAGCGCGCCGCCGACAAGCTGGCCAAGGAACAGCGCACCCGCGACGTGATGGCCCTGCGCATCGCCGGCGCGAGCATGCCGGAGATCGCGCGCCAGCTGCAGCTATCCGTTTCGACCGTACACAGCCACATCAGCAAGGCGCTGGATGCGCTGGCCAAGGCCGACCAGGCCCAGACCGCCCGCCTACGCGCCATGAGCATGCAACGGCTGGACCGGCTCCTCATGGCCTGCTGGACGAAAGCCACCGGCGGCGACATGAAGGCCGTCCGCGAGGCCCGATTCCTTGTGATCGCCCAGGGCAAGCTGCTGGGCCTCGAAGCCCCGGTCAAGATCGCGCATACCGATCCGACTGGCGAAATTGAACGCAGCCCGCAGGATTGGATCATGCCGCTGCCAGCAGAGACGGACCCGCAAGCATGGGCACTTCAGACGCAGACAATGCTCCGGGACCGGGAAGCGGCCGCCGAACGACTGGTCGAGGAAGTGCTGGCCAACGCCGGGCGACTGGTGCCGGCAGCGCCACCCGAATAGCCCGCGCCAAGCGGTACATATGGACCCCGCAGCCGGGGCCGCAAACCGCGTTCATCACCTGCCCGATCGAGGACGTGCTATTCGGCGGCGCCCGTGGCGGCGGGAAAACCGACAGCCTCCTCGGCCGAGCCATCACCCGTTCGCTGCGCCACCCGGGCCTGTACCGCGGCCTGCTGCTGCGCCGCACATACGACGAACTGGACGAGGTCAACGGCCGCGCGCATGAGCTGCTAGACCCCATCGGCGCGCGCTGGCGGGCCGCCCGGCATATGTGGGAGTTCCCATGGGGCGGCTGGCTGAAAATGCGCTACCTGCAGCGCGACAGCGACGCCAGCCGATACCAGGGGCACAGCTACAACGATCTCCTGATCGACGAGGCCGGCAACTTCCCCGACCCGGCGCCGATCGACAAGCTGGTCGCCACCCTGCGCGACAAAAACGGCGTGCCGTGCCGCCAAGCCATGAGCGCGAACCCGGGCGGCCCTGGCCATGCCTGGCTGGTGCAGCGGTACATCGAGCCGGCCAAGCCTGGCGTGCCATTCTTCGACCCGCTGACAGGTGCGCACCGCGTCTACCTGCCCAGCCTGGTGACGGACAACCCCGCGCTGCTGCTGAAAGATCCGAAATACCTGCAGCGCCTGCGCCGATCCGGCCCGTCGTGGCTCATCCGGGCGTGGATTCTGGGCGACTGGAACGCCTACCCCGACGGCAACGTGATCCGCATCGAGTGGTTCGGCCGCTACAGCGGTGAACCGGATGGCGTGGTCGGCATCGTGCAGAGCTGGGACACCGGCATAAAGCCCGAGCAGGTGAATGACCCAAGCGTCTGCACCACCTGGGCGGTTACGCGGCACGGCGCCTACCTGCTGGACGTGTTCCGGGAACGCCTGAAATACCCGGACCTGAAGCGGAAGGCGATCGAGCTCGCCGAGCTGTGGCAGCCCTCGCACGTGCTGATCGAGGACAAGGGCAGCGGGCAAAGCCTGATCCAGGACTTGCGCGATAGCACGATGGTGCCCTGCATTCCGATCGAGCCGATCGGCGACAAGGTCTCGCGCATGATCGGCGCCACCGGCCCGATCGAGGCCGGCAAGGTGTTCCTGCCGCGGGTCGCGCCGTGGCTGCAGGCCTATGAGGGCGAGCTTTCCATCTTTCCCCTGGCACCCCACGACGACCAGGTCGACAGCACCAGCCAGTTCATAAACTGGATGCGCACCAGCCTGCTGGGCCAGCTATTCGACTTCGACAGCACCGGCAGCCGCGTGGGCGCGATGCTAGGAACCGATCCCACCGACGACCTCGCGCCCGGCTATGGCAGCATGCACACCGACGGCGACGACTACAGCGGATACAACCCATGACCAGGCGCGTGCGATATGAAGTCCTCCCCACGGCCAAGGCCGACCGCGCGGCCGATCCCGAGCTGAAGCGCTGGTCCGTGACCCGCGACAGCGAGCGGATCAGCAGCCACGACAAGCAAGGGGACGCCATCAACGTGGCCGTGCATGCCGCGAACGGGGCATTCAAGCAACGGGGCCAGCTGGCGCAGGTGATCATCAAGCGCGCGAACGGCACGATCAAGGACGAACGCACCTATGGCGACGACCCGCCGGAGATCCCGGGATGAGCAGGGACGAGGATCACACCATCCCAGCCGTGGGCGACTTCCTGGACGCCGACGGAAACCCGATTGTCGATGACGACCCGGGCAAGCTGGCGCCGCACGCCTACGGGCGGAAATACGGCGTGATCAAGCCCCACAACCTGGCCGTGGCGATCGCCGCCTGCCTCCCGCGGAGCAACTCCGATGCCTGACAACCTTCCCGCCACCATGCCGGCACCGGACACGGGCGAGCTGACCGCACGAACCGACGACTTCGCCCTGATCGCCGGGCCATACGTCAACCTGCTAACGCCGGATGACACCGTGCTGATCTGGAAGGGCGGCGACTATGCCCTGTACCGCGAAACCCTGCGCGACGATGCATGCATGGCGCCGTTCGCCCAGCGTCGCCTGGCGGTGACGAAATGCGAGCTTGCCGTCGACGCCGGCGGCGATGACGCGCTGAGCAAGGCCGCGGCCGACTGGATGCGCGAGCAGATCCAGGAGCTGGAATGGGACCGCATCACCGACGGCATGCTCTTCGCGCGCTGGTACGGCCACGCGGTGGCGGAATGCCTGTACCAGCCGAACCTGACCGAGGGTAAGGTCACGCTGGCCGATATCCGCGTGCGCGATCGCAGCCGCTTCGCCTACGCCAACGATCGAGGCCCGCCGTTCATCTGGGACAAGGCCGCCGGCAAGTGGATTCGCCTGCCGGAACGGAAAATGTGGACGCTGAACGTCGGCGCGGACCACGACGATTCCCCCTATGGCCTGGGTTTGGCGCACTACTGCTACTGGCCGGTTTTCTTCAAGCGCAACAACATCAAGTTTTGGCTGATCTTCCTCGAGAAGTTCGGCATGCCCACCGCTGTGGCCAAGATGCCGGCGGGCCAGTTCAAGGATGAAGCCCAGAAGCGCAAGGTGCGCGAGGCCATGCAGGCGATGGCCAGCGAGACGGGCGTCATCCTGCCCGAGGGGACGGAATTCGAGTTCGTGAACGCGCTGCGCAGCGGCACGCAGGACTACGACACCATGCGCGCGGCCATGGATAACGCGCTGGCGAAAGTGATCATCGGCCAGACCGCCAGCCAGCAGGGCACGCCGGGCAAGCTGGGAAACGAGGATCTACAGGGCGAAGTCAAAAACGACCTGGTGAAGGCCGACGCGGATCTCGTATGCGGCAGCTTCAACCGCACCGTCGCCACCTGGCTGACCGAATGGAACTTCCCGGGCGCCAAGCCCCCGCGCGTGTGGCGCGTGGTCGACCCGCCTGAATCGCTGAACGAGATCGCCGACCGCGACGGCAAGATCTACGCGCTGGGATGGGAACGCGACGATGAGAGCTTCCGCGCCACCTACGGCGAGGGCTGGCAGCGCAAGGCCGTGGTGGACACTGGCCTGCCGCCGAACGAGCTGGCCGCCCAGGCCGTGGCCGACTTCGCCGAGCTGGGCGTCATCGCCTCCATGCGCAACGGGCACCGGAGCGACCAGCAGGCGCTGGTGGATGCCGCGACCGCGTTCGCGAACCGCTACACCGAACACCTGGGCGGCCGCGTGCAGGAGCTGCTCGACTACGCCGAGACAAGCCAGGATTTCGAGACGTTCCGCACGAAGCTGCAGGCGATGATGGCCGAGGAGGCGCCCAAGCCACTGGCCGACGGGATCATGCGCGGCGGCGTGATGGCGCGCCTCATGGGCATGTGGCGCGGGCAGCGCGCGTGAACCGCATCGAGGTACACGCCGACGGCAAGGCGGTTTCGTTCAAGTGCCCGGGTTGCCAGCACTGGCACCGGACACCCATCGGCCCGGTGGACGGCACCGGGCGCAACTGGCAGTGGAACGGCGACGCCGAGCGCCCGACCCTGCAGCCGTCGATCCTGGCCACCGCCGGCTGCTACGCAGACAGCACGTGGTGCCAAGGCGAGAACGCCGAATACTGCGACCGAAACAAGCCCGCCGATGCCGACGGGTTCGCCCACTGCATGCGCTGCCATTCGTTCGTGGCCGACGGCCGCATCCGCTTCCTCACCGACAGCACGCACGCGCTGGCAGGCCAGACGGTTGACCTCCCGCCGGTCGCGTAGGATTCGCGCGCATGGGCATCGTTCACCAGCTGCTGAATTTCTACGACGCGCCGGCATCGGCGAGCTTCACGCTCCCGCCGGCCGAGGCAATCGCCTATTTCAAGGCCAAGGGGCTGAAAACCACGTTCGACTGGCGCGACATGCTGGGCGCCGAGCATGCGAACGCCTTCACCGTGGCCAAGATGGCCGATCTCGACATGCTGGCCGACATACAGGCGAGCCTCGACGACGCGATCGCGCAGGGGCTGAGCTTTCAGAGCTGGTCCGACACCATCACCCCGCTGCTGCAGGCTAAGGGCTGGTGGGGCCGGCAGGCCGTCACCGACCCGCTGACCGGGCAAACCATCGTGGCGCAGCTGGGAAGCCCTGGCCGCCTGAAAACGATCTTTCGCACGAACGTGCAGGGCGCCTATGCGGCAGGCCACTGGCAACAGATCCAGAGCCAGAAAGACATTGCCCCCTTCCTGCTGTACGACGCGGTCGACGATCACCGCGTGCGCCCGGAACACAAGGCCTGGGATGGCACCATTCTGCCGGTGGATTCCGATTGGTGGGACAGCCACTACCCGCCGAACGGCTGGAACTGCCGCTGTGGCGTGATCCAGCTGAGCGAGGATGACCTCGACGACATGGGCCTGACCCCAAGCGCGAAGGCGCCCGGCGGCGGCACGTACAACTGGACGAACCCGCGCACCGGCAAGGGCGAGAAAGTGCCGAACGGGCTCGATCCGGGATGGAACGCGAACCCGGGCAGCACGCACCTGGCCACGCTGCAGAAACTGGCCGCGGAAAAGATCAAGGCCATGGCGCCGAAGTCGGCCGCCGCTGCAGCCAAGGGCATGAAGGCTGCCGGGCTGCAGGCCGCCGAGCTGGCCGACGCCGCCGGCATCAGCGTGGCGCCGGTGATCGAGGGCACGGCCGCCCAGCTGGCCAAGGGCGCGGGCAAGGCCCAGATCCGGCAGGCGCAGGCCGCGATCGCCGACGCGCTGAGCAAAAACACGCCGTACCTGGCCAAGGCCGTGCAGAAACTGCAGGCCAGCAAGGCCGGGCAGGCCATGGACCCCGTCGAGCTGTGGGCCAAGGCGCAGGGCGAGGCGAACAAGGTCAAGGATGCGGCGGCCCTGGCGAACTGGAAACAGGCGCAGCTGCAGGGCAAGCCCGGCGCGGCCGCTGGCAAGGCCGTTTTCGACAACCTGCCCGAGCCGGCGCAGGCATCCATCTTGGCCGAGATCGAAGCGAAGAACGGCGCCGCAGCGGCCGCCAAGGCGATCGACGACGAACTGACCGCCATCGCTGCAGGGCAGCAGGGGCCGGTGGCCGCTTCGAACCTGGGCAAGGTGAAGGCCGCCAGCCCGGACGCGTCGCCGGCGGAGATCCTCGCCAAGGTGAAGGCCATGCCGGCCGCGCTGACCGCGGGCCAGCAATCCGGCGGGGTCGCGGGATGGGTGAAAAACGCCGTAGCAGGCAAGCCGCCCACCGCGCAGCAGCAGCTGGCATTCGACACGCTGACCGCCAAGCAACAGGCCAAGCAACTGGCCAAGGTCGAAGCCGCCAAGGCCGCCAAGGAGGCGGAGTGGGCCGCGTTCGCCAAGGAACTGCAGGGGCCAGCCGCGGCCGAGATCCCCGCCGGCCCTACGCTGGTCAGTGAGCCGGTGCCAGATATCAATCCCACGGAGCTGGTCCAGATCGGCCCGCAAAAGGGCAGCAACCGCGGCGGCACCTACGTGGACAAGGCCACCGGCACCGAGTGGTATCTGAAGTTCCCGAACAGCCCCGACATGGCCCGCAATGAAGTGCTGGCGGCGAAGCTGTACCAGGCCGCGGGCATCGACACCCCCGACATGCGCCTGATCACCGTCAACGGCGAAACGGCGGTGGCCAGCCGCATCGAGGCGGGCCTGGTGAAGGGCACGCCGGCGGAGCTGGCCAAGGGCGGCGCCTTCGACGGGTTCGGCGCGGATGCCTGGCTCGCCAACTGGGACGTGGCCGGCGCCACCATGGACAACCTCCTCATGCGCGGCGCGCGCGCGTTCCGCGTCGACACCGGCGGCGCCCTGCGGTATCGCGCCCAGGGCGGATTGAAGGGCAGCGCGTGGGGCAATGACGTGCCGGAGATCCAGAGCTTGCGCAACGCCGGCACCGCGCCGCAGGCTTCGAAGGTGTTCGGCAAGATGACCGACGCGGATATCGAGGCCTCGGTCGCGCGCGTGCTGGCGATCGACGACGACACCATCGCCCGCCTGGTGGGCGAGTTCGGGCCGACGGATGCC